TCTAATACGATGATGATTGAACATATGGAGAATGGTGATGCAATCGTTCTGGAACAAACGGTTTTACCAATTGAAAATGTAGGTATGACTGAAGTACTCAATTTATATAATATGAAATATAAAGGTACACATAGTAACAGTGGTTTGGAAGAATTTGATATTTTGGATCAATCTATCTATCGTGTAGATGATATTACTAGAGCTACAGATGCATTTAAAGAGCGGGTTAGGTACTCCACTAATGATACTGAAATAACATTACCTAATGATGAATAGAAATAAAAAAAGGAGCCGAAAGGCTCCTTTTAAATTCTATATTTAGGATATTACATGATGTTTGTAACAGTTGAACGTCTGTAGTAAACGTTTGCGTTCTGTACAAGTGAACCATCAGATGCAGTTGCTCCACCAGAGAATGGATTGGCTACCATTGCATAACGGGTTTTAAAGCCGATTTTAGGAGAGAAACTATTTTCACCAACCGCACGAACCATTTGTAGTGGTGTGTATGGGCAGAAGTAAAGACCAGCATCCCATGTACTTGCACCCTTATAACCAAATACAAAGAAGTCTGATGTTGCATATGGATCAATATAAACCTTAGTCTTACCAATCATACCAGCAAAAGTAACACCAGTATCATCAATAGTAAGATTTGTTGCGGCTTCATTGAACTTAAGAACTCCAGCCATTTCAAGTGCAGATGCTACATTAGATGTGGTTAGAAGAATATTACCTTTACCACGTCTGGTTGCCTTAGCAATAGCATTCGCTTCAAGAGAAATATGCATATGAAGACCAGCAAACTTTTCACCCATCCAACGACCATTTGAATCTGTATCCAAATCAAATGTACCAGTTGTTGTAACATTTGTCTGTGAACCGGGTGCAGCTGTTACGTAAATTGTTCTAACAACTTCACGATTCATTTCACTGATAAGTTCAGTAGATAGAACGTTTGATAGTTCCTTTTCAGCTTCTAAACCATGAATAGCTTTCAAGTCTTGTGCCATTTCATGTGTATATTCAGCTTTCAATGCACGACCCTTAGCGACAGCGTTGATCTGTTCGATGCTGATAGCCATTTCAGCAAAAGCAGAGTTACCAGATGTACCAAGTGCTTCCATTTGTGCAGTTGACATACCACCAGCAGCGTTGTATGTTTCTGAGTTACCAGTTGGAGTAGTACCAACATTAAGACTTGCATCGCCAACAATTGCAGTGTTACCACCAGTGATTGTTGAGAAACCAGTATTAGCTTCATTGTAGAATGCTTCAGTACCAGCTTGGTTAGCATAGCGTGAACGCATTGCGAAGATTTGACCAGTTGGACCAGTTAGAGGCTGAACACCCAAAATATCATAAGCGATAAGATTTGGTGCTGATCTACGGATCATTGAAATAAGTACCGGATCATAATTAGTGATACCAGATGTATTATTTGTTGGTGCAGCTTCGTTTAATGGGTGACGCATATTTTCAATTTCACCACTTTCAAAACTCTTTTCAGTATTTTCTAAAAGTTGTGCTGTTACCTTGAATCTATCCATATCAGCGATCTTTGGAAGCGCTTCATCTTCAAGTAATGCTCTCCATTTTTCAACAACTTCGGGTTGTACAATTGCCATTTTATTTAACTCCTTGTTTTTTTATTTATTTATATAAATTAAACTTTCGACATTGCTCGTGATGTGTTAAGATAATTTTGCATGTTAGAATTAATCTTGATGCTAGATGAATCGTTGATATCAACTGATTCATTTAACTGTGTTTTATCACCACTAGTTGATTTACTTGGATTTACAGTTTCCTTCAACATTGTTGCTGCTTCTGTAAATGATTCGTGATCATCAAATGATAGGTGATTGGTTAACTTCACAAGCTTATCTTTAGATACATCATCCATACCTTCAGTTAAGGTATCCATGATGTCTTTTTTAGCTTGTGCTTCTATAAGCTTTGTGGTAGCTGCATTTGAAACGATACTTTCATTTAGTTCAACTTCAAGTTCAGCGATACGTTCACTTAGAGACTCTACAATATCAATTTTATCTTCAGGAACATCGATATTATGTTCTGATAAAATATCTTTAAGAGCGGTTAAAAGTGATTCAGAAATTTCGGCTTTGATACCATTTTCGATAGCAAGTTCATTTTCTTTCATGTAATTATCAGCAATAATTTCAAGGTAATCAGAAAGTCTTTCTTCTAGAGCCGCCTTTGATTCTACCAATTCAGCTTCAAATTCTTCTCTAAGTTCTTCAGTAATTTCACTTACTTTAACACTTACAGCACCTTCAAAAAGGTTAAAAGCTTTATTCTGAAATTCTTCAGATAATTCAGTTCCCTGAAAAAGCAAATCAAGGTCTTCCTTGCGAACTTTACCAGCTGATTCAACACCAACTTTATCAGATACGTCTTTTGTTTTTAATTTATCGGCTACTTTATCACCAACATTCTTATCAGCTGGTCTTTTTTTATTTGTTCCACCAGCTGGAGTTACAGCACCAGCTGCAGCTGAATCTGAATGTGTTGACTTTACTTCTTCTACCATGTTAATAGTCTCCTATTTTAAACTCTAATTTTTATTTATTTATACATTCTTAGGTTTTGACTTAATTATCCACGCATTGCGTCTAAATATCTTTCAAAACTTTCAAGAATTTCTTCTTCACTAGGAGATTTCTTTTGAAACTCTTCCTTGATTTCTTCTGCTACTTGTGTTACTTTTGTAACTTCACCTGATGTTGGATCATATACCCATTCAACATTTTCCATAATCCCATTAACCCATGCACCATGGGCTGATGGTTGCGCCACGATATCAACAGTATTTAATACAAAATCCTCTTGCACTACTTGCGCTCCACCAGAGGCTTTTAGTGTACCTAATCCCCTAGTTGAAACACCTAATGCGGCACCAGATTCAATTAAATTACGTGCGATATTACCCATGGGAGTTTCTAATATTTTTGCTTTACCAATGAAATTAGAACCATCTCTTTTCATTTCGGTAATCATATGAGAAACTTTGTCAAGATTAATTGTAGGACCAGATGGGTGATTTAATTCACCTAATGATCTTTTTTTAGAAATGAAATCTCTATTATACGTGTTCATTTGAGATTCAAGAATCGCGCTTGGGTATATCCTACCATTACGATTTTTCTTATCACCTTCCATGAAAACACCAGTGATGTAAAGATTGGTTTTCTTACCTTCACCTAAATCTTCGGTTAGATATTCAATATCATTGAAATTTTCTTCTGAAATTAATTTCATTTTATGCTTTCCTTTGCAAAGTCAATCATATTTTCCAGTTCTTCTTGTGAAGACATTGCTCTTTTTTCAATTGCTTTTCTAGAACTTCCGGCCTCTTCTAACATCTTACTCAATGCAGATGCATCTGATTTAGATAAATTATAACTAGTGCCATCTTTTAATGAAATTACACCAGACTTAATTTCTTCAATTAAATATGATTCTGATACAGTTTCAGCATCATAATCATCTTCGTAATCATCTTCGTAATCATCATCTACAGTCTCTGGTAGAGCTTCTAATAAACTATCACGTACAATCATTAAATTAGAAGTAATTGTCTTCCATGCGTATGTATCAAGTTCACTAACTTGATCATATAAATCACTCACTTCTTCAAGAATGTCTTGAAATTCATTCATATAAACGTAATTTACGTCAACATAAGATTCATTCAAGTTTTTATCAGTTAAAGCTTTAAGTACTTGTTTCAGATCATGGAATCCAGTTTGAGTGCTTTGAGGGTTGCTATATCTAAGATTAAACCAACCATTTTTATCTCTGGTAACTACAGGTGGATTTTTCATGGTATTAAGTTTAGCTTGTACAGCAGCTAAATCTTTTTTATCCAAGACCTGTTTATTGTTACCCAATTCTTCATTGATTTCATCTGCTTTTACGCCTTGAATTATTAACTGTGTAGTTGCGATACTTGATAACCACTTAATATCAGCACGGGCAATTTGTATTAACGCCTCTTTATCTTTACCTTTAAGTATAGCCTTCATTTTATTTGTTTGTTCTGGTTGAAGCCTATCGGGAAGTGATTTATATGACGCTTTTAATTTTGTTATCATTGATGGTGAAAATAACGCTTCATCAAGTTGAACACTTTCATCAAAATCAACTGATTCTTTATACATATTCAGTTCATAGGATTTACCCATGTTATAAACCTGAACTTGGATAGCTTTTTTACCATCCGTACCGACTAAACGATAAGAGTTTGTTTTACCATTAGATGGTTTTGGTGGACCCATAGCAACCTTATTGTCAATCTCTTCTGGATCAACCGTTATACCAAGATTAGATTTTGCATATTTGTAAGCATGTTGCATTGCAGTTGAAAAATCTTTGTGATATAACTCATAGCCTGAAGCGGATTCATTCATTTCAAATGATTCTTTGATGATACTGGTTAAAGAAGCAGCCATATCACCCAATGCAAATGACACTTTACCATTTCTATTATATAAGTAATGTTTCATTTTACTAGCACCATCACCTTGTTTAATCAAAGTAACTTTACCGACTTTTGCTTTACCAACAACTGATTTAAATGTTACTTTAAATGTACCCTCACTACTTGAATTATATTTAATCTTAATTATATCACCTTTTTTCAGTGAATCAAAAATACTTGAATAATCACTACCTAATGATTCATTCATGTTTTTAGCTGTTTTAAGCATGTCTTCTTTTTTGCTTTTACCAATATTTGTTCTAAAATCACCATAAGATTTTTTAAGCGTTTTAAGATTCTTGGTATGTTGAGCATCAGCTTCTGAAATAGGAGCTTTATCAGCTTTACGTGAAGCTTTTTTAACACCTTTTGTTAAATCCTCAGATGTGCCTTCTGGATCAACAAGTTTTCCTGCCATTACCAAATCCTTGAAATCTTTTTCACCTTTTGGTTTAGGTTGGGCGACTTCAATACAAAATATTTTAAAGTTTTTCATTTTATTTGCTACCTTTAAGATGACATACTAAGATGTTTTTTAGTTGGAGTTCCACTCTTCTTGAATTTCTTATATGGGTTTTCAGCTTTTTGTTTTCTACGGGCTACCTTAATTGGGTCTTCCATATGTTTCATTTTCGGTGCCTTTTTCGTATTGCCTCATCTAACTTTTTTTTAGATTCATCATCATCATCTGATTCATCATCATCTGATTCATCATCATCATCATCATCAGAATCATCTTCATCTTTTTCTTCAAAGATGTTAGCTTTCAAATCTTCGATACGGGTAGCAATACGTTCATTCATATCCACCTTAAACAGTTTACGTGCTTCAACAACATTTCCAGCATCTAGTGCATCAATTAATCTATTCATTTGAGTCTCCTATTTTTAATTATTTATCTTTTTCAACATTTTTAACTTCTGGTTTATCAGGAGTTTTGGGTTTATCAGCTACTTTGGGTTTATCAGCTACATCAGGTTCTTGATCTTGTTCCTGTTCCATTTCATTCTCTTGTTCAATTCTAGGGTCAGTACCCATATTTGCATTAATCGCTTTACGTTCATCATCACCTTCATAGTCACTGACTTTTTCTTTTTCAATTGCTTTATTGATATCATCAATATCTTCCTGAGACATATAGAGAATTTTTCTTTGTATATATTCTTTGGAGAAATAAACACCCTTATAGGTTTCTACATTATTCAAAACATCTAATCTACTGGCTAATATTTCTTGTTCTTTCATTTCAGCAAATAGATTATCTGCAGAAAATTCAAATGATATATTATTTCTAATTTTATCAAAATCCTCTGGTGTGATGATATTTTTTAATGTCAACTGTCTTTTCAATAATTCTAGAAATAGATTAGAAAACCTTTTTCTTAATCGACCAATAAATTTGGCAAACTTTACTTCATCACGTGAAATTTCAGTTTGGCGACCAAATTGGAAACTAGATTGTTGATCAAGTCTTGTTAATGGTACATTGAGTGCACGATAAAGTTTATTGAGGAAATAATTCACTTCTTCCAACTCACCTAGATTTTGACCACCGGGTAGAGTTGTAATTTCTGTTGCTTTACCATCAGAACGTCTTGGAAGGAAATAATCTTCTGTCATAGTGGTGAACTTACGATCATCCCGAATTTCACCTGTTGTTTGATCATAGACTATTTTATTTTTATATTTTGTAGCTACATTTTGTAAATGCTGTTCTGCTTTGGCTTTAGGTAAATTACCAACATCAATATAAAAAATTCTTCTCTCTGGTGCTCTGGAAATTCTATAGATAATAGAAGAATCCTCTAAAGACTTAAGCATATTCAATGGTCTAATAGCTTTGTGTAGATGTGAAAGAACCATTGTGTTATTATGATTCATGATACCCGATGTGATATGGATTATTGAATCCAGTGACATACGGACAACTGATGTTCCCATTGTTGAAACGTTTGTTTGTTTTTCGGTAAACCCTTTTGGTGAAAAGATGTAATATTCGTCAACAACTTGCTGTGTAATAGCATCAGCACGACCACGTTCATTTTTCACTTCTTTGATTTTGCGAATTGTACGTGGGTCAATATATCTAACTTCTTTAATGCCTTCATTTTTGTAATTATTTTCATCAATTATAACTTGATAATTTAATCTACCATCGACATACCAATTTCTGGTAATTTCATATGCATTATTATTGAAATCTAACACACTTAGAACGTTACTAAATTCATCTATGATTTTATTTTTAATTGATTCTGAAAATTCTAATTCATCTAAATCAATATCTACAATGTCATTATTCTTTTCAATAGACATCATTTCATTTACGATATCATCAATCGCATAATCTAATTCAGGTATTTTAGCTATTTCTCTATATTTTGTTATTAATTCTGTTTCTGAACTTACAGTAGCATCAAAGTTTGCTGTAACACCATAAGCGTCCATGCTACCCGGTAGCCAATTCTTTTCAAGAATCAATGAACCTTCATCATCCATCTTAGGAATGGGTGATTTTACTTCATCAACTTTTTTTGCAACTTGCCATCCAAATAATTCTAATGCCATTATTACCTCTACTCCATTATATTGAAAGTGTCTTACTAATATTTATAAAAAAAGCCTCTAATATGAGGCTTTTCTTTGGCTCTTTTGAGCTTCTTATTATATTAGTATTTATACACCACCAGCATTACCAGTAACGCTTGAAATAACTTCAAAATCTCTAAGCGCCCATGTTACAACAAATTCTTCGATTGTATCATTTTGTTCCCAACTTAAATCAATTGGTGCAATATCCATAGGCCAAATATCATGCAATTCATATGTACGAATTACATCACCACTTTTACCAAATTGTCTCACTACTGCTTGTGAAAGATAATTTGCTGGTGCAGACCCTAATGTAGCTATATTACCCTGTTGTGAATTGATCGCATTTGACCATTCCTCTAATGCATTTCTGATATCAAATGTTTCATCATTGATGATTGTAACAGTCCAATCGTTTACAACTCTATCACCGGGAATAGCCCATTTTCTGCCTTGATATGGCACTTCAATTTTATTAACAGAATGACCCGGAATCTGTGATGCTTTAGCCATAAATGGCACCTTGATATCAGCAATTGATGATACAGGATTTGTTATAATTACTTCAAAAAGAGATGGACGTGCACCACCACCAATTAAGTTTGATCTAATGTTATTAATGTTTAGGCTCATATTCAACTCCTATTATTTTATTGATATTTATGAATATTGCTATTTACATCTAGGATCATTTAAGGTATATTAAATTGTAAGTTCAATTAGACCTTGAAAGGATTTGAAAATGGCTTTTGCTCCTGAATGTGTTAGTTTTGATAGAGGTGATGGTTCGGTCATGGGTCAATTCCAAGAGAAAGACTATGGTCATTGGTTCGAATTTTCCAGAAATGATGTTTTAGTTATATCTCCTCCAGCACATGGCGGAAAGAACGTTGAATTTCCACATAAAGTTTGGGTTGGAAACGATTATAAAAACCCTCAGTATCGGTATGCCAAGGTTGGTAAGACTGTTGCACATGTGATAGTTGATGAAACCGCTGATGGGTGGGTTGTTGAAAAGTGGGATATCAAAAATAAACGGGATTATCCAGCTTATGTAGAAAAGGGATTGTAAGATGCATAAGTTTTCAAAACAGGAATTGTTTAATTTCATTAAACATGATTTCATCTACATAGATGATTTGCCATTATATGAAGACTTGGAGAAATTTGTAGCTAATGTCATGATTAGTAATAATCCTGATTATAAAAATTGTACTATTGAAAATATGATTAATTTATCTATAGTTATGCATTATCTCATAGCAATTAGTTATTCAGAAGAATATTTTCAAAATTTTAAAACCCTATGTTTGGAGTGTTATGATGCATAAATTTACTAAACAGAATATTTATGAATTTATAACTGGTTCACCATTTGTAAATGTGGATGTTTCAACATTTAATATGGTTGAAACTTTTGTTGCTGAAGTTATGATTGAAAACATGACAGTTTATGAATATGCAACACCAGCTGAAATGGTGTGGTTTAATGCACCAGCTAAATTTCTGGAATATCTCAATGAAGATGAAAAACGAACTAATGAATTTTATCAGTTATGTCTTAAATATTATGAGGATGATGATAAATAAAATATGATCATAACAAAGAAAATCGAGATAAAATCAACAGGACCAAATAAAAAATATTATGAATCTTTAGGGTATGATACCTCTAAAGAAACGCTTTCTGTTAATGTTAATCACCTTAAAAGGGAATCTAATTATATTGTAGAATGTCGCTGTGCAGATTGTGGTAATATATTTAATCAACGTTTTTCTAGAAATACAGAAGTATGTTCTGAATGTAGAAAACACCATAAAAGAAAAAAATTTAAGAAATCAGATAACGCATTAAAATATCCCCAATATAAATCATGGGAAAATGATATTCTTTCATTTAACACTAAAAAGGATGCTATCAACTTTTTAAATGAAAAATACAGTGTAAATTTAAATTATATCACATTTAATGAAATTTGTAAGAGGCTTAATATTTTTATTGGGTTTGATGATTATGAGTGTATATTAAATGATATATCAGATGAAATGTATTTAGAAGATATTTGTGAAAAATATAATGTAAAATCATCTCATATCAGGTCTATATGTAAAAAACAAAACATTGATTTCCCACATGGCAAATGGACTAGAGATAGATTTGAAAATAGAAAAACTATTGAAAATGATTTAGATTATATTCTCAAAGAAAATGAGACAAAAGATATTCCAACAATCATTAAAGAAAATGGTTATACATTCTCTGATAGCTTTTTACGTCAAGTTTTATATGAAAAGAATATAAACATAAAATCACACTCTTATAATAAGTCTAAGGGTGAATTAGAAATTATGGAATATATAAAATCATTAGATGTGGAGTGTTATTCAAATAAATTCAAAACTTCTATTGGAGTTAGAGAAATAGATTGTTATTGTCCAGAAAAAAATGTTGGTTTTGAATTTTGTGGTTTGTTCTGGCATAGTATAAACAGTGGCACAACTAAAAAATATCACCAAGAAAAAACCCTTACTCTTAAGAATGAATTTGATATTGATGTAGTTACAATATTCGAAAATGAATGGATTAATAATAAAGACCTTATAAAATCCATGATTAAATCAAGATTAGGTAAATCACAAAAAATATTTGGTAGAAAGTGTAATGTAGGTTTTATAACATCTTCCGAAGCCAAGATATTTCATAACAAAAATCATATTAATGGTTATGTGAATAGTTCTATTAATGTTGGTTTATATTATGATAATGAGTTAGTAGGTGTTTCTTCATTTTCAAAATCCAGATTTGACAAAAATTATGAATATGAAATCACCCGTATGTCATTTAAAATAGGTTACAATATTATTGGTGGTGCTTCAAAAATGTTTAAGCATTCTGGTTTGAAGTCTGTTATTACATATGCTGATTTAAGATTTGGTTTTGGTAGAGTTTATGAGAAATTAGGATTTAATTTTGTAAAATATACCAATCCAAATTATTTCTATTGTAAGAAAGATTCTATGAATTTAGAAAATAGAATGAATTATCAAAAACACAAATTGGAAAATAAATTAGAAGTATTTGATAAAAATTTGACTGAATATGAAAATATGGCTAGAAATAATTTTCTATGTATATACGATTGTGGTAATGCAAAATATGTATTTTAAAAAAAAAGGCTGGATTTCTCCAGCCTTTTTTATTATCAAAATTTTATATTAATATCTTCCGATATACTCTTCAAATTCTGCACCCGTTCTTAGAGCGACGAAGTTAAGTTGTATTTCGTTAATTGATTTTGCAGGTTTAATGTAAATATCACCCACAAATTGATTATTGTCGATAATTTCACCAGTGTTGTTTGTTTCATCACAAACTACTCTGAAATCATAGATACCTCTACGACCCTGAATATCTCTAAGATATGGAACAACCATGTTTCTGAATTGTGCTCTAGTGAAAGAATCGTTAAATTCAAACAATAGTTGTTCAGAAGCAGTGGAAATTGCCTTTTCTAGAACAATAAACAATCTACGAACGTTAATTCTATCGAATGCTGAAGTTTTATTAAGAAGTGTTTTATCACCAAACAACACCGTTCCACTATTACCTTTATGGATAACTGGATTAATGCTGTTCTTATAAAGAATATCACGATCTGCTTTTTCTGGATTATAAGCAAGTGTTACAACATTCTTAATTTGACCTCTATTATAACCAGCTGGACTCCACCATGGATCACGGTCATTATCTGTTCTAGCAAATGTTCCTGCTATGTCACCATTTAATGGAACCCAACGATAAACATCATTGTATCTGTCATACTGTTGTTTATATCCAGAGTCCATAAACCCGTATGATGTTGAACGTAATGAACCCCTGAATGCAACCATCGCTTCATTTTCTTCATATGGGTTATTAACAACATCAGGATTTTGTGGAGAAACTACGAAAACGCAATCTTTTCTCTTATCAACAATATTATCTGATACATAGTTTGCAAGACCTTCACCATTTACACCACCAATTGATTTACCAATCATGATTACGGAAATGTCAACTTCTTCAGCTGCAGCAAATTGATCATAAGCTGTTGCAAGATTTGCAAGACTAATTGTTGATTCCGATACAGAATCAACACCCGCTGTTAATGATCCACTAAATGGTAGAGTATCAATTGCAGCCATATTTACTGCTGTATTTGAAACTGAACCAGTTCTATCATTTGCAAACCAAATGTATTTTGAGCTATTATTAAGAGCTTCCTTATAGTAGATTGAACCACCTTGCTCACCCTTAGCATCTGTAGCTCTTGAAAGACCTTCAAAAATTTCAAGGATTGTGTTTGGTGTACCTGAAATATCACCATCTTCATCAACTACAACAACGTGTAATTCATCACCAGCACCACCACGTGCTTCAGTATATGTAGATGTTCCGGGTGCAACATCAACTGAGTTGTAATATTCCCAATATCTCTCTAAAGTAGTAACACTAACATCACTTGAAAGAGCATATTTAGTTGTGAATGTAACGTTAGCTGTTGCTGTATCAATCGTATCATTACTGGTTGCACCAATACTTGCAACTTTAAGATACTGTTTACCCACAGTTGTGTTACCAGCAACCAAAACATCACCAACTTGTAGATCAGATATAACTGTGTTTGCTTCCAACATTGCATTATTGGCATCAGAACCAACAATAGTTATAACTGCAATATTTGAATTAACTGTATAATCTAATGTAAGGTTGGCAGTACCACCATCATGTGTTTTATAAAACGCATTGGCAGAATCACACATAGAAACTTTAAGAGAGTTACCAAGAGTACCGGGATATTTTGCAACGAAAAATGCATTAGCATCCAATGTTGCTGATTTGATATCATAATCAGTTTCATTTTTAATAACCGTATTTGCAATACTACCATTACCAACTGCAGCATTTACTGCATTAGCATCGATTGCACGAGACACATATAATTTATCTGAATATGCTAAAAAGTTTGCTGCTGTGAAATATGTTTCGAAATTATCCGATGTAGGTTTACCAAATCTCTGTACAAGTTCTTGCTCAGATGAAATAAATTCCCTTTCTTCTACCGGACCCCATTTGAAAACTCCACCTAATGCACCTGTTGTAATAGAAATATTTGAAACATATCCTGATAGGTCAAATTCTCTTACAGTAACTGCTGGACTTACGCTAAATGCCATTTTGTTATTCTCCTTGTTGATTTTATTGATATTTATGAATAATAGTATTTACATTAGTAAGTGAATGGTGTATCTTACCCGTAAATATCAAAAACAAAGGAGATAATATAATGAGTGTTTATACACAGAGTGGTCCATATTCCCTATATGGGTATTTGGATGGTAAAACTGTTACACAAATACGTGAAATGTTGGATCAATATCCTGATGATGCTGTTTGTGATGTTCAAAGTATTCAGGAATATCACGGAGAACCAGAAAGAGATGAATTTAGATTTATTTGGAATAAAATCAAATAAATGAAAATAAACGATTGACATTAATTTAAAAATAGCCTAATGTAAGGTTATAGAGAGAAACAAAGGAATGAAGTCATGACAAAGATTGAAAATATAGAGAAGATGAAATTCAAGAAAACGACGATCACGATTCCGAATAGCCTTTATGGTGATCGTGACAAAGTGGTGTATGCAGCGGGTGGGATTGGTGTTGGTAAGATAGGTAAGTTATGGGGTATTTTTTGCCTCACTAAACAGGCTGAAGTATACTACAAGCTGCAGCGGTCTACAAAAGCTAAAGCTATAGAGGTTGCAAAACAAATTCTTGCACTTGATGTAGATTGGGAAAATGACAAGGATTCTGTAGAATTTGATAATCAATTCCGGGCGGTAAAAGATGAAATTAGGAATATTGCAGATATTCAATTATTTTCAAAATAAACGATTGACATTAATTTAAAAATACCCTATATTGATCATAGAGATTGAAACAGGAGATTAGATTATGAATGCTCAACAGGAAATCATCAATTCACTGGAAAACATCTTCTCTGAAATGGATGCTGAGTATGTAGCAAAACAGGTTGCATGGGCATTGGAAAGAAAATTGGCTGTGCGGGAATTTGAAGCATCAGATGTTTATAGAGGAACACGTGGTGAAGAATTTAGAAAAGCCAAAGCACAAGCTTATAGTATTGCTGGAGGTAAGGGCTGGTATGATGTTTTCTGGGGTCGCAGCATGGATATGATACCAGAGATTGTTGAAAAGAAATGTAAAAAAGTTATTGAAAATCGGAATGCAAGCATTGCTAAAAAGTTGGCCAAGGCTGAAGTTACTGAGGTTTATAGCAATCGCATTTCAAGAACTTCAGATGGGTTCCACGGCATTTTCAATGTTGATACTAACTTGGGACCAAAGCACATCGAAATTGAAACAATTTTGGCTGGCGGATATAACATCCAGTGCCTGCATGTTCGGACTCTGGTTAAAGTACGGAAATAATAGATGGGGATTAATTTCCCCATTTTTAATTTATCGCTTTACATTGATATATTAAAATGTTATTTTTAGATATCAATATAAATTCTACTAAAATTCTTGAAAGGAATTAAAAAATGGGTGATAATGTAAATACAGTGACATATAATGGCATTTTTCTGCCACTCCTAACTGTTCTATTTATTGGTTTGAAATTGACAGGTTATATTACATGGAGTTGGTGGTGGGTATTGGCTCCATTATGGATTCCAATTGCTATTGTTTTGGTCATACTTTCTATTGTTGGATTATTTATGCTATTTTCAAAATAAACGATTGACATTGTTTTAAAAATAACCTAATGTAAGGTTATAGAGAGAAACAGAGAAAAGGAAATTGATTATGACAAAGATTGAAACATTCACCAAAGCCAATGCAAAAGAAATTCAGGCTGAAGTTATGAATAGCGTTAATGAGGCACTTGCAAAGTTTGGTGTAAAAGCCCAATTTGGTGGTGGATCATTCCAAGATGTTGAGATTAAGCTGAAGTTGACGCTTAAACTCGAAAGTGAAAATACTCCAGAAAAGATTGCTGAAGCAAGGGATAAGGTTGCTGAAGCCGCTAAGGATTTGGTGAAACGGTTTGGTATTAATCCAGTTTCAGCCGATGGTACAAAGCAGATTGTTGATTATAAACCCCGTAACACCAAATATCCAATCATATATTTGAAAAACGGAAAACGTTATAAGACAAGTCTCTCACGAGCAAAATATGATTTTGCTTAAAATTAGAAAAGGAGCCGAAAGGCTCCTTTTTTTATTAAAATGCATGTAGCCATTCATCTTCATGTAATTCAATAACTTCATCAAAGTCTTCTAGACCATTAGAAATAATACCAAATGGGAGAAGGTCATTCATATGGTCTTCTTCCGTTTTTTCTCTAAGTGCCGCCATGATATCCAAATCATTCAATTGGTCTATGAATCCTACTGAAGAAAGCCAACCAAAATGTACTAACCCCATAACCAAATCATCATGAGCACCTACTTCAGCTTGATATGTATTTCCTTTTTGTGAAAATTTGTTTAATTCTGCAATAGTGAACCTATCATTGATTATTAATTTATTACCTTCAATAAGCAGTTTCAACATAGCGCAACCAGATGCTTTAGTACCAGCTGATATAGTCAAACCTTTTTCAGATTTTGTTGAATAACTTACTTGTTTACCATTTCTACCATTATTCGCTGTTGATATTAATTGTCTTTCCACATCAAATAATAAATCAGCTACTTGTGACCCCAAGTCATTCAATTCAACTAAAATTTGTGCATCATTATAATATTCTGCAATTGTGGAACATGTAACAGCATAATCAGATGGAGTTACCGTGTTATTTCGATAAGTGCATACTTGTTCATATGGAGTTTTTGTTACATTAATTACACTAAATGCTGAATAGTCCAAGGCTTTACCACGTGATGTATCCACAACCATAACATAAATATCACCCTGAACTCTTTCTTTATATTTAAATAAATGTTCATCAACATATAATTCTTTCATTGGATTTAGTAATTTAAGTGCAGCACCAGATATAAGTGTTCCAGATGAACCAATAAATTCCAAGTCATATTCTTGATCAAATTTTAGTTGATTATTATTAAGTTCTGATAGAGCACGAAGTCTCCATGCTTCATCTCGACCGGGTACTTCTCTCCAATCAACCTCAATTAAAGCGAAACCATTTTTCTTTTGTCTAGCGCCTTCAACATAATAATAGAAATGATTCAAGCCATGTGGGGTGCTTGTAAAAATCATTTTTGTAGTTTCACCAGATGAAAGAGTAGGTAGAACAGATGCAGAAAATTCATCCCAATTTTCAACGAACGCATGCTCATCAATATATAATAGAAAACAATTATGAGCAGTTAAACCTTCTGCATAAAATGATGAAGTCTCATCAACATTTATGGCATCATAAACATCTTCAATAACATTGGTTTTTTTGAAACTTATAAAATCATTTCCAGATAATATATCACCTGTAACTAGATTTTGTGCTTCTACCCAACCTCTATTATCAGTTAAAAACTCATGATCATTAGTACATCGTAATGTGGTCTTGTTAGTCTCTAGAATATATGTTTCTTTGTCTCCCATATATTCAAAGCCATCAAAATCTCTAAATTTATTTTCTGATAAAATTTTCATTTGGGTTTGTACCCATACTGCCAACCTATTGGGAGATTTTCATTTTTGTCTATCATTTTAACATCTAATGTATCCACATTATAGATATATCTTTTTCCTTTATTGGTTGCTGTTTTACCCTTTAGAGATTTAGATATATTATCCTTTGTTTCTTGTGACCTTTTCATTCCTCTATGTTTATCTGCAGTCTTTTTTATTTTTTCTGGATTTTTATTGATCTTATCCATACGTTTTTTATGTTCTTGAGGATTTTTTTCTATCCATTTGCTTATAGATTTTCCTCTTTTCCTATTAGATTCCTCACTTTTTGCTACACCAGAAAATCTTTCACTAGTCATTTTAGCTAATTTTTCACGTCTTATTGGTTTATTATCTATAAAAGTGTTATATTCCAAATAACTTTTAACTGCAATATCATGTAAATAAGAACTTTCATACTTAATAACACCATTAAATACTAATTCATATAATTTATGTTTTTTAAGTTTATTTTGTTTTTCTTCTATATTAAAATAATCATAAACATCATCATAACGATAGAAAATTTTATTTGTTTCTACTTCAATAAGTTTGGCCCAACTAAAAATATAACCATTTCTTTTTCTGGTCTCTAATGCTTTTTTTAATGATTCTTTAGATAGTGGTTTACCATACATAGGGTTATTCTTCCCTACCATAACTCTAACATTACCACCTAAAGCTATATTATAAGTATCTTCCCTAAGAGTCCATTTAACATCGACCAATTCACTCTCTAATTTTTCAGCTTCCTCTCTATCATCAGTTATTAATATAAGCTCTTGTTTCATATTTAATGGTCCATATTTCTCTAGTGCTCTTTTTATTAATTTACCAGACCCTAAATAACCATCTTTAAATATTGAACCATTTACACTTTCCTCATATACAATATCATTCAGTGTTTTTACTGAATGAAAACCAATATATTCTTTATTGTTTATTAAATTAATAGTTTTATATATTGTATAGAACATATGCACCTTTATATATAGACGAACTTACTTTTTATTTATAATATTATCTATTTCAGTAAAATAATAAGAACCATTTATTTCAACACACACTCTTGTATCACCAGTTAAACATGATTTTCCTCTGATATTATCTGATGATGATGCTTCAGCCATTATTATAGAACCATTTTCAAAGGTAATGGAACTTTTATTCCACTCTAAAATACCACCTTTGATGAAATCTGGTAAATGTTCATAAGCCTTTTTAACACGACTTAAAATTTCTCTAGCTGTCGCACCCTTATTAGCAAGGATTGCTATGAGTTTTTCTTCATTAAATAAAGCTGAATGGAGTAAAATAACAGTTGCAAATGAAGTTTTACCACACTGTCTAGATGCACACATAATCATATTACGATTATTTTGAAAAAGCTCAATTGCTTTTTCTTGATAATCATATAAATCAAATGGTATTAACCCTTTATCCACATGAACAATTTTGAAATATGTTTTTGCAAAATATATAGGATCATTTTTACACTTTAGTAATTCTTTTAATTGAAATTCACTGAATTGCTTTTCTGTACCAGCCCTTGGTAAATGAGGATTTCTTTTGAATCTATCCGTCTGTGAAATCGCCATCAATTACATCCTTATCGTCTTTTGCACTATTTAAAAAATTCAATGCTTCAGTTGTTGTCCCTATAAACAAATTATTGTTTACTGATCCACCTGATTTTTCTGTTCGTGCAAGCTCTTTTCTGGTTTTTGCTGTCTCAATTAATTTGTCATTTGCTTCCAAAAGAACTTTCACTAAAACAGAAAATTCTCTATATGCCTTCACGTCCTGAGAACGTGAACTAAGGTCCATTAACTCTTCTAAGGATTTTTCACCTTTATCAATTAATGCTCTTATATTATATCTAACTTCATCCAAATCATCTTCTAAATCATCACTATTTTTATCTGTTGCGACAAGCTCTACTGATTTCATTGGAGCTAAATTCATTTTATTGTAAATTTCATCACTCATATTATTCTCTCCATGTTTATTTATTTATAAATTTCCCATTTACATATAGTTTTGGATGATTTAATATGTTTTTAAATGTTGATAATTGACTAAATACTGATGGTGTAACGATGATTTTTGTTATATATTTGTTAACATTCTTGATTGGACCAACTAAAAACTCTTCGTGTTCATTTAAGATATTATCTTCTTTTTTAGAAAATCTTGCTGGTGAATCAGAACCATGGGCCTCTGCTCCTGCAGCAAAAAAATTAAATGGTACTATTTGATGATTATGTACCAATTTACTTTGATCAAATTCAAAAATTATAACGTATTCACCCCTAAATGCTTTAGCAAAATTCAATGATCTGGTTAATGAAACACCTTTTACAAATTTATAAGATATTTTTTCATTACGTTTTGTTGCAAAACTTTGTGTTGTGAATGGTTTAATTAGATCATCTTTAATAATAGATGTTGCGGTTTCTATTTCTGTTGTGTGATATAATGGAGCATCACGACCTTCTTCTAGATACTGTTTGAAATTAATCATGTTGGGTACTCATCTGATGTGTGTATGAATCCATAATCATCATCAATATTCACGTTTGCATATGGTATTGCGATTTCACTGTTTGATGTTGGAGTACCATTTGCAGTTAAACCCGGATATGTTGTATATTCAATATCTTTTTCTAGCATTGCAGGGTCTGAATATATATTTGTTTGTACAAATTTAATTAATGAACTATCATTCGAAGGACCAAAAAATTGATATCTCATTACAAATATAAGATTCCAAATAATAGCTCTACGTGTTATGAAATCACCCTCATATGTATCATTCAAGGACACTGATTGAAGTTCTAAAGGAATACTAAAAACTTCCGTGCTATTATCGATCAACATAGCAGAAATACCTAAATTTGGGTTGAAATATGGTAGGATTTGTTCTACAACTTTTAGTGTGTCTTCCATATTTTTTCCTACAACATTTAATTGAAATGTTAGGTTGTATGGTGTACCAACATAATGATTGCTTTCAGCCGTGCTTGTTCTTTTGTTTTTGGATATTGACCTTACTGTATCTCTCTGGATATCAGTTATTTCAAATGACATTCTTGGATAGATAATATTTGATGATCTTTTACCATCAGCATCTGCCTGTAGTCTGGCTAATTCTTTTTGAATTGGTGCATATTGAATTGGCACATTGATAGTTTGACCTACAACATCAGTTGATGATTCTCTTTTAATTTGGATATCGTTGAATCTTGAGCCAAAAATTTGAACTGACTTTTTTAATAAACCGTGATAAAAATAGCTTGATGTTGTCATATTAATATAAATCCTTGTAATTACCTATTATTTATGGAAAAAGGGTTTGACATTAATTTGAAAATAGCCTATATTGATCATAGAGATTGAGAAACAAACAGGAGATTAGATTATGACAACTTATAATTTTCCAGCAGCTTCAAATATGATGAAATTGGGTAAGTTTACGTATATGAATGATATTACAAACCGTTTGGCTAAAATCGAAGAAGCTAAAAATGAGATGAAAGAAACAAACATATTTTCAACTGATCTTGAATATGATGTTAGAATTGCATGTGAAGAATATATTGAATCACTCTATATGGAAATTGAAGAAATTGAATTTTATGCAGATGAACGCTTCAATGATTGGGTTACTGATTAATTGAAACAAACAGGAGATTGATTATGACAAGGATTGAACAGTTAGAAAGTGAAAATTTTATCATGATGGAAGCATTAATCAGGATGGAATGTTGTTATGTTCTGGATGAAGATGATGCATATTATATGTTTTGTTTAACACGTGATGCGCTTGCAGATGTTTATAGGCAAAGAGAGATATATGCTTTCGAGGTAGTTTGTGACGAAACACTGGAATAAATGATTTATTTGAATATAGGCTGTTGACATTAATTTGAAAATAGCCTATATTGATCATAGAGATTGAGAAACAAACAGGAGATTAGATTATGATCGAACCAGTAGGAAAAGGACCAGAAGGTTTTGAATTGAAAACCATTGATATGTTGTCAGCAATGGTTAAGGTTTTTCCTGAAGCTACGATATCAGGTATGTCTTATAACTTCCTGCATGGAGCAACAGCATGGGTACGGAAAAATGAAACCAATGCTTTCATGGTCGATGTGATCCCATTGAATAAAGATGGTGATTGGTGTGGAATATACTACATCTTGAATGAAACATATGTAGTAAATTGATTGGAGATTGATTATGACAAACCTCTACATTTGGGCTTATCGTTATACACCAGCAAATGGATGTTTTTGGGTTAAAGAACGAGCTACAAATACTGATGATGCATCTAAATGGTTAAAAATTTATCGTGAAGATGAACCAAAAATATTATTTCTTGCTTCATTAAGAAAACCACCAAAAAATTGAATTTAAAAGGAGATTGAAAATGGGTATTGTTGTTAAATTTTCTACGCTGGCTGGTGGTTCTTGGATTGAAGAAGATGGAAATAGGGTTTTCCGTTTTGATGATCAGGGTAGGGCTGAATGGGCTGAGTATGCTGATCTAATGAGTAATAATCCTGCACCACGCTGGTATGGATTCCAAGCCACTATAAAAGATTTTATTCTCTGTTGACATTAATTTGAAAATAGACTAATGTAAGGTTATAGAGAGAAACAAAAGGAAAACCAAATGGCTTATATGTCTCAAGAAATGAAGAAAGAATTGGCTCCGGGTATCAAGGCTGTATTGAATAAATATGGTGTTAAGGGTACACTGAGGGTTAATCATCACTCTGTACTGATCCTGAATATAAAATCAGGCGAATTGGATTTCATTGGTGTTGAAAATGCTGATCGGAAAATTCATTGTGAATTGGATGGTAGGGATTTCTCTGAAGTAAACCACTATCAGACACATGGTCATAAAAGAGAAGGTAGTGATGAAAAAATCAATAAATTCTTCTCTGAAATGTCTGATGCAATGAACGGAAAAGGTACAAATACTGAAAATTTTGATAAGAGTGATCTGCAGTCCGATTACTTCAATGTTGGTTGGTATGTGCGTGTAAGCATTGGTGATTATGATAGAGCATATCAGTATACAGGAGTTTAACATGCGGATACATGTACACTTGCTATAGAAGAAATCAAAAAATTGAGGAAGGAAGTTATTTATGAGCAATTCTGAAATGACTATCACAACAAATAATCACCCACGTTACCTAAAATATCGTAATGAGGTTCCTGAAAGCGTACTTGAAGATATGTTCGATTATCTTGACGATGAAAATCTTGATGGTTTCTTTAAATATAGGGGTTGGTGGTATCACCTATCTGGTTTCATGCGTGTTGAACCTGATGGTGAATTAGAAAAAGCTGGTTGGTCTGGAATATATGTCGATAGCATGTTTTCTGCAGTACTCATAAAACTACTGGATGATGAACAAATAGTTGTTGGTATGGCTTATAGTTGAACCATATAAATAATCTATATTAACATTAGAAAGGTATAAATGAAAAGAGTTAAAGGAATTGATACATTAGAAGGTGTTGAACTTTTTTGGGATGATATTGACACGGGAACATTTGGATATTACACATCGCCAACTAATCATAGTGGTCCTGTGGGTGATTGGGTGCATTCTCATAAAGAGATAGTAAATAATTTAAAGAGAAAAGGCGTATGTGTTCAGGCTGGTGGTGCAATGGGTTTATATC